GTCAGTTACAGCCAAAGGAGTTGTGTCGGTGATTTGAAGACCAACTACAAAATCGCTTTGAGTTGCATCAGAAACAGCAAGTCTAGCTTTGAAAAACAATTTTTTGCCAGCTTCAAATTTAAATGATTCTCCAACTTTTTGTAAAGCATTTAAATCATCATCTGCAGCACTGTTAGTAAGCAAAAGAACGCCACCATCAACATTAGCTAAAGCTTGTGTTGCTCCAGCTTGGGTTTCTGTAACCGTCCAGTTACCAGCTGTGTAAGTATCAAAATCATCAAAAAATGTGTGAGATTGAGTAAAATCAGGTTGAGTCAATTGACCCAAGATGTTTTGAGCGGTAATATTATTAACGCCATTAGGAAAATTTGTAGCCATAAATTTTTATAAATAATGTTGTAGGGAGAATTTCACTCCCTTTTACCCAGAATATAGGACAACTGTTGAAATTAAACGCCTTGTGAAGCAAAATAGCCACGAGGATCAGTAACGCCTACTGCATAAGAAGTCATAATTTTATATTTATGATCTCCTGATTCAAAAGCACCATCGTTGCTAAATTCACCTTGAACTGCAGTGATCATTTTAGCACCTTCTGGAGCATCTGTTTTAATAAAATAAGCGTCGTCGGAAGTCAAATGTGGATTAACTAAAATTCCACCTGAAAACAAACCCATATATTTTAAAGCATTAACATCGTTGTTAGCAGTTGAAACACGAAGTTGAGATTCTAAAATACGAGTAGCTTCAAACATTAAAGCTGATGGAACTTGTAATAAAATTGGTTTAATTTTAGCTTTGATTCCTCTATCGTTATTAGTTTCTCTAATTTGAATGCACAATTCTTCCAAAGCTTCCTCTGATAAGTCAGAAGGAGTAGCTAAAGTGTTAGAAAAGTTGCCTGCACGACTTGGATGGTCAGTTGCAAAAAACTTTTTACCATCACCAAAAGTGTAGCCTGAATCAAAACCGTTATTAAATAAATCAGCAACATCGACTTCTTTAGTTTCACGAAGTGAAGATGCTAAATATTCGTTACCTTTAGATACAACGTTAAGATATTTGTTAAATTTACGAGCTTCCCAAGAAACTTGATAACCTAATGCACGAGTTCTTTGTTGATATCTTGATACATAGCCTTGCGACATTGAATCATAATCAACACCAGCACCTTCGTTTTTAGTTTTTAAAAGACCAAAGGGCGAAATTAACACATCTTCGTCAAATTGTTCGTCTGTTGACTCCATTTTGACAAGTTTTGCTGCTAAAAGATCATCCTCGGTGTATGCTCCCCAATAAGTTTTTACTCCTGGTTTAAGAGCTTTTGGAATTGTTCCTGTTACTATAATAGACATAATTTATATTTTTTATTATTAATATTAGATACCACTAGTTACGTTTGCTTCTGTGTGGTTATTGATTTTAACGCGCCATTTAGCGTGTTGACCAATAGCATTATCAGGAGCATCAACTAATCTTAAAATTTTAAGTTGGAAAGTTGCATCGGTAGCGGGAGTTGAAGTGTCCAATTCTGCACCAGACAAGCCAGTGACAGTTGAGCCAGATTCAGCAAATACTACGTTAGCGTTTAATCCAACAGAAGTTACAGCTAATGCAGTTCCTGCGGTTTCTTCTTGAATTTCAAATTCTTGAAGTGGGCTGTCGGCAACAATAGCTACTGCTTCGGTTGAAGCTGGATTGTAAGCTACGTTTAAGTTGGTTGGATTAGCCAAGAAGCCAATAATAACACCAGTGATTTTATTAGCATCACCAGCCGTCGCTCTATTAATTTCAGGTAAAGAACCTGCGGCAAATTGTCTTCCACTAGTCAAAACATTTGATGTGTTAGATGTTCCAGTTTTTACAATTGGATCACCAATAAATAATGCAGTACCATAACTAGCTGGTATGTAGTAATAGTTTTTAGGAATCTCTACAAAAGGAGAGTTCTTAACGGGTACTAATCCGTATGGAGTATTTGAATTTGTCATAATTATTTAATTATTTAATTAATTTTTTTTGATCCTGTGCAACATAAGTCATTGAACCCATGCCAAGATCTCTTCCTGCAAGTTTATCAATGCTTTCTTGTTGACGATTATTTATTTTAATTTGATTATCTCTTTGTATTTTTTCGTTCATTTCCTCAGAAATTTCCATGGCATAACGCATAAATGTTTCGCCCATTTTATTTTGACCACCTCTGATTGGAGCAATTTCTAATCCATTTTCATTAGTAGCAGGTTTATATCCTAAATCAATTAAATCTTGCAATCGATTAGGGATGTTACCAGAAACCCAGCGCCTTATAAAACCTGCTTTTTTTGGCAAATCTGATAAAGCACCATGTCTTTTTAGATGTGAACGTGGGTTTCTAATAAATTCTCTTCCATCGGGTAATTTAACAATTTCCATATCACGATTAGTAGCTCTAATTTCTCTATCACTATAATTAGATACTCTTTCTTGAGCATGTTCTTTTGAACTTTCTCTGTTTGATTCAATATTTTTGTTTGTCATAAATTTTCTCAATTATTAATTATTAAAATAGTCGTTAATGGCGTTTTGTTGCATATCTTTAATTTGCGTAGCAGTAAAATTGTGCTTTTTTGCAAAATATTGACATGTTTGACGCACATCTAGTGGTAAATCATTATAACTATATTGTTTTTTTCCTACATTAATACCTCTTTGACCGCTTTCTACACTTGGAGCTTTAGTTCTATTTAATTTATCACTAAATCTTGATTGAATTTCTTCGCTAACCATTTCTAATCTTTCACGAAGAGGAATGCGTTCTGATAAAGTAGCAAAATAAGTTTCTGCATATCCTCTCATCGGAGCATTTTCGTAAAACCAAGTGTTATCTGGAGCCCAATTATCAAATATTTTTTTATCTTCAGGCTGTATTTGTGATCTTGGCTCTTCTTGAATGTTTTCATCAATTTTATTTTCGGCAAAAGAAATTTTATTTTTTTCTAATTCATTTCTTTGTTTTTGAATTGCTCTAACTTTAGCAACATCGCCTTCTAAAATTGCATTTTCTTCTGCTTCATCTAAAGATTGAAACCGTTTTTGATTGTTTTCTTCATATGAAAATTTTTGGACATTTAAAATGACCTCCATTTGCTTGCGAAGTTCTGACATTTCTCTTTCAAGAGCGGTTTTTTCAGAAGCCAGTTTTCGATTTCTTTCATTTAATACGGGAGTTTCTTTTTCCTGAACTTCTAAAAATTCTTGTGCTGTTTTATGAGGTTTTAGCGTTCCATCTTTATATCTTCCTTTAAAAAATTTGCCAGTTCTCCAACCGCGATCCCAAGCGTCTTTTTCTGTATCACTTAAAGTTTCATAAAAAGCTCTTTCTTCGCTTTTTGTTGATTTTTCAAATAGATTATTGTCTTTTTCAATTTCCTCTTCTTCCATTTCTTTTAGAATTGGATTAGAAGATAAGTTTTTATTTTCCTCAATTTTTGGCTCAAGTTCTTGTGAGTTTAAACCAATATCAATATCTATTTCTTCAGAACGATCAATTACTTGCATATTTCCTCATTAATTTGAATTGCTAAAATGTTGCGGTCAAGAATAATTCTATATTCTTTACCATCTTTGGTTTGATCTTTGCTTAATCTATAACCCTCATAAGATGGAATTAAAATTTTATCACCAACTTTTGGCTTTTTTTTCCATTCCTTATCAGTTCCTTGGTCAAAAGCTTTTTCACCAATATCAATAATAGTTGCCAAAGTCTTAGCTCCTTGCATATCATCTCTTGATGAATCAGGTATAATTATTCCACCAGAAGTTTTTTCTTCAACTACATCAGGCAAAATTAAGATTCTATATTCAGGAACACTGTAACCAGAAGTATTAATCATTCAAACCTCCTGCAAAACCTTTTAAAATTTCTTCTAACTCTTTGGGATCTTGTGAATTTAATATATTGTCAATTACAGTAATAGCTTCACAACCACCAAAAGCACTTAAAACAATATCATTTTGAAATTTTCCATTATTTATATAAGTGTATGCAACATTATTTAATAATTTGATACGCTTCTTTGATAAATAATTTTTAAATTGAATAGTAACTGGGTTTTTAAGCCAATCTTTTAACTCTTGCATTTGTATTTGACTCATAATTTACTCATTATTTTGATTAATATTATTATCAATAGTTTCAGGTTTAATTTCCTTAACTTGTTGATTTTCTAGCTTTGCTAGCTCTACTGCCGCTTTAAATCTTCTATCTTCTTTGCGGTCTTGCATTTCGTTTTGTCTTGATTCTGCATCAATCATATTATCCAAAACGTCTAATTTTTCTTTAGTTTCTGCCATCTCGGTATCTTTTACCAATTTGCCCGCTTGAGCATAATTGACCAATACCTCTGAATCAGTTTTTGTTGATTCTTTTTGTAGTCTCATTTGTTCTAACTCTAATTCAGCAGATTTAATTTGCACATTTGCTTGTATTTGCATGCGTTTAGTTTCTTCTTGTGCCATTGTTAATTCAACGGCAGGGTCAGGTTGTGGTTGTGGTTGAATAATAAACTTATCAAAATTTTCAA